CAACGGAAAAATCCGAACAGTAAATGCACAACCCCCACCTAAAAAGGAGATGAGATAATGGCAAAGAAAACAACAGTAGATATAAAAAGCCTAAGAACTGTATTTGAAAGTATAAATGATAATAAGAGCAAATTAGCTTTGTCATTATTAGATAAAGCAGATTTCATGAATAAGACTTTAGAAAAACTCCAAAAAAGAATAGATGAAGAAGATGTAATTACAACCATGTGTCAGGGCAGCTATGAAATAGAAAGAGAAAATCCAGCATTAAGAAGTTATAATACTACCATAAAGAATTATGCAAGTGTTATAAAGCAAATAGTTGATTTGTTACCAGAGAGTGCCAATAAACAGGTTGGAGAAGATTTGCTAAAATTTATAGCAAGTGGTAAGAAATGAACTATATAAAAGAGTATCTTGATAACATAAATTCAGGAGAAATTATTGTAGGCAAGAAGATAAAGAAAATATATACAAGATTATATGAGGAAAGTGAGAATAAATCACTTCCTTTTTATTTTGATGAAGAAGCAGGAGAAAGACCGATACAGTTTATAGAAACTTTTTGTAAACAAGCAGAAGGAGAAATAGGAAAACCTATTAAATTAGAATTATTCCAAAAGGCATATATACAGGCTTTGTTTGGATTCCTAAATAGAGATACAAACAAACGTAGATTTAATGAAACAATGTTTTTGGTAGGACGTAAAAATGGAAAGACAACAATGTTATCTGCTATTGCATTATATATGATGATTGCAGATGGAGAAGGTTCAGCAGAGTGTTATTCTGTAGCCACTAAAAAAGACCAAGCAAGTAAGGCCTTTAAGTCTGCGTGTGCAATGCGTAGTCAAAGTCCAGAAATAAGAGCAATAGTCAATAAACGTAGAACAGATATGTATATGCCTAGTACATTTAGTTCGTTTGAACCTCTTTCAAGCGATTCTGATACATTAGACGGACTAAATGCACATTTGGTTATTATAGATGAATTACACGCTATAAAAGATAGAAACTTATATGAGGTAATGAAACAGTCAACATCTAGTAGAACGCAGCCATTAGTTGTAATGATAACAACAGCAGGTACTGTTAGAGAAAATATATTTGACGATATATATAACTATGCAAATAATGTACTAGAAGGAACAATAAAGAATGATGCGTTTTTGCCTATTTTATATGAGTTAGACAAAACAGAAGAATGGAAGGACATCAAGTGTTGGGCAAAAGCAAATCCAGGTTTAGGAACAATAAAGCAATATAAATATTTAACAGAACAGGTACAAAGGGCAAAAGATGATATTAGTAGTAAAAAAGGTGTACTATGTAAAGATTTTAACGTAAGAAGTAATACTGAAGAAAAGTGGCTTGATTTTGATACAGTAAACAATGAAGAAACATTTGATATAGAAAATTTAAGAAATAATTATGCTATTGGAGGAGTTGATTTGTCAAGTACAACAGATTTGACATGTGCGACTCTTTTAATTTTTAAGAATGGAATTAAATATGTAATTCAACAATATTTCATTCCAGAAGACAGGTTAGAGGAAAAGAAACAAGAAGATAATGTGCCATACGATATATGGAAAGAAAGAGGTCTGCTTACAGCTTGTCCTGGTGCTAGAGTGAATTATTCAGACGTTACGGAATGGTTATATAAAATGCATACAGATTATTCAATTCATGCTTTGTTTGTTGGTTATGATAGTTGGGGCAGTCAGTATTGGATTGAAGAAATGCAAGAATATGGATTTCAAATGGATCAAGTAATACAAGGTGCAAAGACAATGAGTAATCCTATGAAAGAATTGGAAGCAGATTTAAAAGAAAAGAAAGTTAATTATAATAATAACCCTATCTTGAAATGGTGTTTATTAAATACAAGTATAGAAACAGATAAAAACGATAATATACGTCCTATAAAAGGGAAAAAGACCAAACAAAGAATAGATGGGGCAGTTAGCTTAATAGATGCTTATGTATCATTAATAAGAAATATGGGAGAGTATTTAAGCTATCAGGAGGGAAGATAATGAAAGAACGAAGAGGCTTGTTTCAAATGATATTTGGAAATAAAAAACAAGTACAGAATTATTCACAATTACAGTTGATGAATGGTTATAATTCAGTTTTTACAAATTTTAAAGGAAATATATACGAAAGTAAAGTTGCAAGAGAATGTATAGATAGAATTGCAACTCATTGTGCAAAGTTAGAACCTATGCACATAAAAGGTAGTAAAAGTGTTCATGTAAAAGGAGATATAGATTACATATTATCAAATCAGCCAAATCCTATAATGAATACTTACGATTTTTTATATAAGATTATAACAATTTTATACAAGGATTCAAATGCTTTTATCTTCCAAAAGAAAAATAGTGAAGGAATGATAGAAGGCTTTTATCCAATACTTGGGACAAGTTATGAATTATTGGAAAATCCAAATCATAAGTTGTTTTTTAAATTTCAATTCATAAATGGAAAGACATATATACTACCTTATGAAGAATTAATACATTTACGTAAATTTTACAGCACACATGATATTTATGGCTCAAGTTCGAGTGTATTAAATACAGATTTAGACACAGCACTTGCATCTTCTGAAGGAACAAAAAATGCAATTAAACTTTCTAATAGTCTAAAAGGTATTTTAAAGTTTACTAATGCAATGATTGATAATAAAGATGTTGTTAAGAACAGAGATAGATTTGTTGAAGACTTTTTAGGTCTTGAAAACAATGGTGGAATTGCTGCTTTAGATGCAAAAGCAGATTTCCACGAGATTAACTTAAAACCAATAACATTAGATGCAGAGCAAATGAAACAAATAAATGAGAATATATATAACTTCTTTGGAATAAGCGAAAAAATAGTAAAAAATAACTATTCTCAAGAAGAGTGGAATGCTTTTTATGAAGGAGTTATTGAACCTATTGCAATTCAATTAAGTAATGAGTTTACTAATAAAATATTTTCACAAAAAGCAATTAAAGATGGAAATAAGATTATTTTTAATACAAATAGAATACATTATGCTTCATTAGATAGCAAAATAAATTTAATAAAAGTAGCAGCAAGTTATGGATTATTAACTAAAGATGATGGACGTGAGATTTTAGACATGACACCTCTTGGAGGAGAAGAAGGAAGTAAGATATTACAAAGTTTAAATAATATAGACTCAAGTATAGCAAATAAATATCAGGGAGGAGAAAATGATGGAGAAGAGGATTAAAGAAAACAGATGTATAGAAGTTAGAGCTGCAGAAGAAGACATGATTATAGAAGGATATGCAGCAGTATTTAATCAAGAAACAGATTTAGGTTGGTGCAAAGAAGTAATTGATAGTAGAGCCTTTGAAGAATGCGACATGAAAGATTGTTGCTTAAATTATAATCACGGACAAAGTAAAGCAGTAGCAAGAACAAGGAATAGTTCATTAGAATTGTTAGTAGATGCAATAGGATTAAAAATACGAGCTAAATTAATTGATACAACAGAAGGAATTGATTTATACAAATCAGTAAAAGCAGGATTGCTTGACAAAATGAGCTTTGCATTTACTGTAAAAGAAGATGAGTGGGATTATGAAACAGATACAAGAAGAATAAAGAATATAGACAAATTATATGATGTTTCTATTGTTGATATTCCAGCATACGAAGGAACGTCAGTATTCGCAAGAAACAAAGAAGACTATGAAGAAGAAAAAAGAAAATATGAGAAGCTAAAACTAGAAAAGAAAAAAGCATTAGCATTATTAAGTTTATAATCTCGAACGAAGAGCGGTGGTAGAACTGCTCTTTTTTAGTGCGGTAGAGCCTAATAGAGTTTTATAGAAGCGGTGGTAGAACTGCTAAAAATTTTAAAGGAGGAACAAAAATGACTTTAGAAGAAAAACAAGAATTAATCAAATCTGCAACAACTGAAGAAGAACTTGAAGCAAGAATGAAACAGATTGAAGAAGATAAAGAAGAAACTGCTGAAGAAGTTGTAGAAGAGGTTAAGGAAGAAAAATCTGGCGAAATAACACCAGAAGAAGAAAGAAGTTTATTAAAAGAAACTTCTGAAGAAGTTGAAACAAGAAGTTCAACAAATATGAAAAAAATTGAAATGGAGGATTTAAAAATGGAAGAAAGATTTACAACAGCAAGCCCAGAATATAGAAGTGCTTGGGCAAAAACTTTAATGGGAGTTAAATTAAATGAAACAGAAGAAAGAGCTTTAGGAGATGCTATAGGAACAACAGCAACTACTTTCGTAGAAGCTGATGCATCACACAACGGAATAAATAATTTAGGATTAGTAATTCCTGAATCAGTTAAATTAGATTGGTTAAAAATAGCTGAAAAAACATCTCCAATCTATAGAGATATTAGAAAAATGAACGTACCAGGAAATGTTGATTTCCCTTACTTATTCGGTGCAGATGATGCAGAATGGTATGCAGAAACAACAACAACTAAAAATGAAGGACAAGAATATAAAAATATCAAATTAACAGGACATGAATTAGCAAAAGCTATAGAAATAACTTGGAAAGCTGAAGCTATGACAGTTGAAGGATTTATTTCATTCTTACTAGATGAATTAAATGAAAAAATGAATAAAGCATTAATTAATGCAGTTATATATGGCGATGGTTCTGCAAAACCAACAGGTATTACTAATGGTTTAGTTGCAAAAACAAATCAAAATGCTATTGACTTAATCAAAGAATGTCTAGGAGATCTAGCAACAGAAAACAGAGTAGGAGCAAAAGTTTATGTTGCATCTGACGTAGCTGACGAAATCGCATTCTACAAAGATGAAAATGGAAACTATCCATATTTAGTAGCAGGACTTGGAAGAGCAGGAGGAGCAACAATCGAAGCTGACCCATTCTTAGCATCAGGAGATGTTGTTGTAGGTAATGCTCAAAACTACATATTAAACTTCAATGAAGGATTAAGAGTAGATAAAGAAGTTAAAGTACAACCAAGAAGAGTAATCTATGGTGGATACTTAATTGCTGATGGTAATAAAAAACCAGGTGCTTTCGTATATGGAAAAGTTCAAGCAGCAGGTTCTGGTGTTTAGAAATAGGAGGAAGATTGTATGGACATATTAATGGATTTAGCAAAACAAAGTATAAGCATAGTTAGTTCATCAACTATTAAAGATGGTGAAATTGAAATGTGGATAAATGCAGGAAAAGAGGATTTGAAAAGGCAGGGAATAAACTCTGAACTTGATAATCCTCTTATTACTTCTGCAATTATCATGTTTGTTAAAGCTAATTTTGGAAATGTAGATATAAAAGAAAAAGAACTATCTCAAAGAACATACAATCTTCTATGTCATAGTTTAGGATTAAGCAATGACTATAAGGTGGTGGATAATAATGCGTGATATATGTTGCAAATTATTATCTACTGCCATTGAACAAGATGAGATAGGCAATGAAATAGAAGTACAGAAAAAAAGACTAATACCTATAATCAAAGTTGAAGATGTATATTCTAAAGAATATTATGAAGCGAACCAACAAGGATATAAGCCTTCTTTGAGATTAAGAATAAGTGCTTTAAATTATAAAGATGAAGAAGAACTGATTTATATGAATAAGACTTATTCAATAATAAGAACTCAGGAAGTAACAGCTGATGAACTTGTTTTAGTTTGCGAAAGGAAAATAAAAAATGTATAAAACTGTTAAGCCAGAAACATTTGCAAAAGCTGTTAAAGATTATTTAGAAATATATGTTGAAGATATAGGAGAGGCAGTCGAAGAAACTTCAACCCAAATAGGGAAAGAAGCAAGAGATGAGCTAAAGCAAACATCTCCTAAAAGAACTGGGGATTATGCTAAAGGTTGGACTGTTCGAAAAGATAAAAAGAATAAGAACTATTATACAGTAAAAGTATGGAACAAGACAAACTATCAATTAACTCATCTTTTAGAATTTAGACATGCCACAAGAAATGGTGGAAGAACAAAAGCAATTCCTCATATTCGTCCTGTAGAAGAAAAATATAAAGAAAAATTTGAAAAACAGTTAAAAGAAAAGATAAGGAGGTCAAAATGACACTAGAAGAATTAAAAATAAAATGCGTAAATGCAGGATTCAAGTATGCTTATGGTGCATTTAAAAAACCGACAGAACCTCCGCATTTAGTTGCGATAATGACTGGAACAGATAATTTTATGGCAGATAATAAAGTATATTCAAAAGATATACCAATCCAATTAGATTATACGTATTTGGTTAAAGACTTAGTAATGCAAAATAAAATAGAAGATGAAATTCTAGGCGATATAGCTTGGAATAAGACTGAAGAAACTTACTTATCAGACGAAGATGTTTGGCAAGTAAGTTATTTTTTTGAAATTTAAAGGAGGAAAAACAAATGTCAGAGAACAAAGTTAAATTTGGATTAAGCAATGTACATATTGCTAAAATAACTGAAGAAAATGGTGTAATAACATACGGAACACCTTTCGCAATGCCTGGTGCAGTTTCTTTAAGTGCTGACCCAGAAGGAGAAACAACACCTTTTTATGCTGATAATATTAAATATTATATAGCAGTATCAAATCAAGGATATTCAGGAGATTTAGAGTTAGCAATGACTCCTGATGAGTTCTTAACAGCAATATTAGGACAAACAGCAGACTCAAATGGTGCTTTATTTGAAAGTGCTGATGATATTAATGCAAGATTTGCTCTAATGGGAGAAATTGAAGGAGATAAAAAGAAAAGAAGATTCGTATATTTTGATTGTACAGCAGCAAGACCAAGTGCAGAAATGAATACTATTGAAGAATCAAAAGAACCACAAACAGATACAATATCTATAACAATGTCTGCTAGAAGCACAGACAAAGCTATAAAAGCAGTTATAGAGCCAACAACAGAAAATCAAGCAGTATATGATGCATTCTTCACACAAGTATATGAGAAAAATGCTGTTCCATCAGGTTCTGGTGTATAGGAGGTAATTTATGAAAACAATAACAATTTGCGGTAAAGAATATCCAATAGACTGCAATGCTTTTACAAGATTTCAATATAAAACTGTATTTGGAAAAGGTATATTTGCAGACATCAAAGTTTTAAGTGAGTTTTCAGATAAACAAGAAAGTTTAAGAAAAGAACTTAAAGCAAAAAAAATGTCTGATGAAGAAATAGAAAAAGAAATAAATAAGTCTATGATGGAAAATTTGGATGATTTTATTGATGTTATAGAAAGAATTGCCTATATCTTAATATATACAGCAAATAACAATATTGGTAGTTTTGAAGAATGGCTAAAAGGAATAACTAAATTAGATTTATCTGAATCATGGATAGGCGAGGTAACGGAATTTGCCGTTAGTTCATTTTGTTGATAACGAATTAATCAAAGAAATGGAAAAAATACCTAAAAGTGATAAAGAAGAAAATGAAGCATTAGAAGAACATAATTTTATTGCAAGTTGTTTAAAAATAGGATTACGAATAGACGATTTAAAACAGTTTTCATATAAAGATATTGCTAAAATAATGCTTTGTTATGTAGACAACAAAAAGGAAAAAAGAGCAACACAAAGAGATATTGATAAATTATTAGGATAAGAGGGGAAGCCCTCTTATTTTAATGGAGGGAAACATGGCAGGAAGTATAAAGGGAATAATAGTAGAAATAGGAGGGGACACCTCAGGATTACAGAAGGCATTAAAAAGTGTTAATTCTGCTACAGCTAGTTTGAGCAAAGAATTAAGAGGAATTAACTCTTTGCTGAAATTAGATCCTCACAACACAGAGCTTTTATCTCAAAAACAAACTGTATTAAAAGAAAATATTGCACAGACAACAAAGAAAGTAGAAGAACTAAAAAAAGCACAACAAATGTTTATTGAGGCTGGAGGAGATTTAAATTCAGCAGAATATAGGAATTTACAAAGAGAAATTATAAGCACTGAAAACAGATTAAAAGAACTTAATCTAGAAGCATCAAAATGGGCACAAATGAGCCACAATTTAGAAAATTTGGGGTCCAAAATGAAATCATTTGGAGATACCGTAACTAATGTAGGTAAGAAAGTTAGCGTTTTAAGTGCAGCAGTAGGAAGCCTGTTTGTGGCTGGTACAAAATATAATGCAGATATAGAAAGATACACAACAGCATTTAAAACGTTCCTAGGAAGTGCGGAAGATGCAGAAAAGGCAGTAGATGCTATAAAAAAACAGGGGCAGACATCTCCTTTTGACACAAAAGAATTAATACAAGCAAATCAAATGTTGATAACAACAGGAGAAAGTGCAGATGATGCAAGAAATACAATTTCAGCATTAAGTGATGCAATCGCATTAACTGGTGGAAGTAATGATACTTTAGGACGTATGGCATCAAACTTACAACAAATAAAAAATGTTGGAAAAGCAAGTGCAATGGACATTAGACAATTTGGTATGGCAGGTATTGATATATATGGAATTTTAGCAGATTATACAGGAAAAACAACAGCTGAAATTAAAAAAATGGATATAACTTATGAAGACCTGTCTGCTGCATTACAGAAATCAGCAAGTATTGGTGGTAAATATTATGGCGGACAAGCAGAGATGGCAAATACCTTGTCAGGACAAGTAAGCAAGTTAAAGAAAACTTTTCAAGATTTAACAGGAGAATTAAGCAAAAGCTTATTCCCAACAATAAAGAAAATAACCGAAAAACTTCAAGGGGTTGTTGATTGGTTTAAGGGTCTAAATGATAACCAAAAAGAAACAATTACTAAAATTGGATTAATAATAACAGCGTTGGGACCAGCATTAATTATATTAGGAAAATTAATCTCGATTGGCGGTACAATAATGAGCGTATTATCAAAGATTAGTGGATTAATTGCGGGACTATCTAGTGGAGCAGGAGCTTTGAGTGGTGTTTTAACCGCATTGACAGGGCCAATAGGAATTATAATTGGAGTGGTTGCAGCATTAGCAGCAGGATTTACTCTATTATGGAATAAAAGTGAAACTTTTAGAAATTCTATGATAGAAATAGGTAATAGTATGCTAAAAACATATAATGAGTATATAAAACCTACAGTAGACAGTATTAAAGACATAATTTCTATGTTGTGGAATGATATTATTGTTCCATTAGCAAAATACTTATGGGAAACATTCAGCCCAATAATAGAAAAGGTTTTTACAGTTGCAGGTAAAATTATATCAAGCGTTTTTGAAAAAGTTGGCATAATAGTTAAAGGTGCTACAGGTGTACTAAAAGGATTAATCCAATTTGTGTCTGGTGTCTTTAGTGGAGATTGGAAAAAAGCTTGGGATGGAGTTAAAGAAACATTCGGAAATACATTTGAAGCATTAAAAGGTTTATTCAAAACGCCTATAAATTGGATTATAAATAAATTAAATGGATTTATAGATGGATTAAATAAAATACAAGTTCCTGATTGGGTTCCAGAGGTTGGAGGCAAAGGAATTAATATTCCACATATACCTACATTGGCAAAGGGAGGAATTGTTGACAAGGCAACTCTAGCAATGATAGGAGAAGGAAAATCTGCAGAAGCGGTAATTCCATTAGATAGAACCCTAACAAAATATATGTCAGAAGCACTAAAACAGGCGGGAAACACAAATAATCAGGTAGTAGTTAATTTTTATCCACAACAAATGACAAATGCAGAATTAGACAATGCATTTAATTATATAAATAGAAAATTTGGATTAGCATATTAAAATTACAAAATTCGACAAAATTCGACAATAAATGTATGATATAATCCTTTTATGAAATAAAAAAAGGAGGATTATATATGGAGAAAAAAACAATTTATAAGAAATGGTGGGTTTGGCTAATTATCATTATAGTAGTAGGAAGTATAGCAGGTGGTAGAATGAAAAAGGCTGATATAACACATATTACGAAATATGAATGGAATTTAAAAGATACAAAGAAAGATAAAATTGTTTTTGATGATGGAACAGAGAAAGAGTATAGGTATGTTGTTTTAGGTGTAGAGAATAAAAACAATGATCTAAAAGCAGGGGAATATGTTTTAAAAACAAATGAAAATTCACAGGCTTCATTTATGATATTTATTACAAATGAATATTATGAAACAGTTTCTGAAATTCCAGACGAATATGATTTTGATATGGTACAAGGATTTAACAATTTAGAAACAGAGATAGATGTAAAAAAGCGGACAATATTTATATTTATGCCAAAATTACAATGGTCAAGGGAAAATATATGTAAATGCAAAATAATTTAATAAAAGCACTCAATTAAGAGTGCTTTTATTATGCTCAAAAGAGGTGTAAAAGTGGTAAGAGAATTTTATATAGAAAATGAAACTGGGCAACGTTTCTCTATGATGGATATAGAGAAGGGTTGCTTTTTAAGTGCCCCAACAGGATTAGGGTATTCTTATGATACACAATATTCGCAGATAGGAAATGACTTCATTCCAAACATAAGAAAACTGGTTCAAGGACAAATTGCTGGAGAATTAGTATTTAAAAATTATGATAATTACAAAAACTTTACAGATTTTATTGAAAGTTCAGAAAAATTAAAGTTTGTCTACAAAGTTCCTTTCGAGAATGGCTTTAAAGAATATTTTAAAGACATAGATATATCAAGTGTTGACAAAACAGAAAAACGGCTTAAATGGAGCTTTAATAGTTCCTACAACGTTTAATGCAAAAACACTATGGTATGAGCAAAAAAATATAGTCCTAACAGTAGGAGAAGAAGAAGGAGAAATCCGCTGGGACTTCAAATGGGATAGTAAGTTTAGTAATTATTCAACTAGAAATATGATATTTGAAAATAAAGGACATACAGAAGCACCAATAAAATTAGAGATAGAAGGATATGTAAATAATCCTTCTATTTTAGTATATAAAGATGGTGAATTAACTGGAAGCTTGGAGTTGCCAGTAGAAATTGAAGAAAATGAAAGGTTAATTTATTCAACTAGAGATACAGATTTGTATTTAGTAAAACAGGATGCAAATGGAGTAGAAACTAATTTATTTAATGCTTTAAATCCTAACTTTGTTAATTTTATTAAATTAAATAAAGGTGTAAATCAAATCAAATTAACAGCAGATGAAGATATAACTAAAGCAAAAATAACAATTTATGTAGAGTATAAAGCGGTATAAGGAGGAAATTAAATGTTAAGAGGACATGTTTTTCAAAGCCAAACATTTGCAAATGAAGTGTTTGGCTTATTTATTGATACTTTTTTACAAGGGAATATGGGTGTTGTAAGAGGATGCGAAGTTTCTAATACAAATTCAACGGTAAGCATAGGAGAAGGACATTTTTGCATTAAAGGAAGATTCTTACAAATTTTAGGAAATGAAACAGTCAATATTTCAAACAATGGATATTATAGTTTAGTTTGTGAAATTGATTTAAGCCAAGAAAACACAGATGAAGCATTTAATCAAGGAAGCATAAAAGCTATTAGTAATGCAAGTACATATCCAACATTAACACAGCAGGATATAAATAATGGCGGAACTATGTATCAATATGAATTTGCAAGATTTAGAAAAACAGATAATGGAATAATTGACTTTACAGACAGAAGAACATTCTTAAACATAGCAAGTATCTATTCACAAATAAACACAGATGCAAATGTTGTGTTAGCCCAAATAGAAGCAGCATTAGATTCAGTGTTAGACGAAAGCATATATTTATTGAAAGAAGATGCTGAGCAAGATTATGTACAAAAAAGTGAAACTGGGAATATTATTTCAAGAAATTATAGTGTTGGAACGTCAGCTCCAACAGGAGGCTCAAACGGGGATATATACGACCAATATTTTAATTAGGAGGTTAATCTATGGCAACATCAGGAAGTTGTGAAACAAGTAAATACAACAATAAAAAATGGGTTGCATTCAATTGGATTAGAGAAAGTGTAGTAAATAATGCATCAGCCTGCCGTAGTGGGATATATTTCGAGATAAAAGGTGTTGGAACTGATAGTAGTTGGCATTATGCAGGACCAATTAATGTATGGATAAATAGAACATCAGCTGATGGTTATCCAGATTTTACATTTTGGGCTAACAGAGGACAACTGTATAATGACACACTTGTAGGGTCAGGAAGATTTAATATAGACCATTACACAGACGGTTCAGGAGAATTTTCAGTATATATAGAGGCTGCGATTTATAATAACGCGGTAAATTGTTATGGTTCAGGATATTGGCAGTTAGATTCATTGCCAAGATATGCTAATTTTACAGAACATTATGTTTCTGCAACTGGATTGAACTCAATTTCTGTGCATTGGAATGCAGATGCAGCATGTGATTGGGTTCAGTACAGTTTAAATGGTGGAGCATGGACAGACACATCAGGATTAGATTATACAATTTATGGATTACAACCTAATACATATTATAACATCAGAACAAGAATAAGACGAGCAGACAGCCAGTTATGGACTGAAAGTGGATATATTTACGGAACTACAAAAGATATAGCGAGAATAACAACTGCAAATAATTTCAATTTAGGAGACAGTGAGACTGTCTCTTTTTCTAATCCAAGTGGTGCTGCTATTGAGGTTGGAATGTATAAAACAGATGGAGCAACACCAATAAGAAGTTACCAATCAGCAAGTGGCTCAAGTTATACATTGAATTTTACAGATGCAGAATTAGATAGTTTATATAAAATGTTTGAGTATAATACTATAACAGTTAGGATTTATTTGAGAACTACAGCAAATAATTTGAGTTATTGGGATTATAAAACAGTTACAATAACATTGACAGGAAATCAAAAAACAGGACACATAAATGTATCAGGTACATGGAAACGTAGTAAAAAATGGGCAAATGTAAATGGAACATGGAAAAGATGTGTAAGATGGATAAACATAAATGGAACATGGAAGAGGTGCATATAGATGGAATTATATATTTTATCAAAAGAAGATTTAAGTATATTATCCATATGCAAATTATCAGATTATGAAATAAATTTAGACGAAGAAACTAATGCAAAATCTACATTTCAATTATTAAAAACAGAAGGGTTAGAAAAAGATAATTTCCTTGTATTAAATGGATTATATAAGCAATTTTTATTTGTTATAGATGAAGTTCAAAGAGAAAAAGGTAGTAATATTGCGACTGTTACTGCTCTTGATATTTCTAATATATTTAATAGGAAAGTTATTGAAAAGAATACAGATGATATGACTGCAAAATCCATAGAAGAATTTATTGCAAATGCAATATCAGAAAATTTTGTAAATTCAGACGATGCAATATTAAATATTAATTACATGGATATATTTTGGCATACTAACACACAAACGAAAGTATCAACAAATTCAGAAAATGGATTGTATAATTTCCACACGTTTTTAACAAATTGTAGACAATATAAAAACGTATATACAGACATTATTGTAGAAAATATTGGAGAGCCTCAAACAGCAGAAGGAAAGAACATAACTATAGAAGCTAAGAGTAGAAAAGCTGATAACATAGAATTGTTTGGAGAAACAAGCCAAGAGATAAGAGAAGGTTATAATTTAATACAATATAGTGATATTTTTAGAGCAGGGACTTCAGCAGCAGGAATAACACCAACAGTAAATACTGATGGTTCTTTGCAAGTGGTTCTAGAAGAAAGTAATTCAAATTGGCATACTGCTTGGTGGGCTTCGTCTCAAACATTTACAAGTATAGAAAATGAATTAAATGAAGGAGATAAATTTACAATAGTTTTCACAATAAAGAAAGAAAGTGGAACAATAGGTAGACCAACAATCTATATAAAGAATGGAATGGGATATTACCCTATGACTGGAACTGTTGGAACTGATTTCGTAGAAATATACTATACAGGAACTTGGAAAGATACAAATAGCATAACACCTCATTTAGGATGGGCAGGATGTGTAGGAACATTTACAATTAAAAACTGGATGATAAAGAAAGGAGAATATGCTTCTTATCAACCATATGGTGTAATGCCTTCTCCAGATTATCCAAGCGAAATAAAGAACTTGGAAGGGAAGAATAAGCTAGAACCTAAATTTAAAACAAATACAACAAATGGAATAACATTAACATTTACAGATGATGGAATGGTAGTAAGTGGCAATTCTACAAGTCAGTATCAATATTTTACTATATTTGAAAAAGAATTACCAGCAGGAACATATACTATAAACGGAATAATAGGTTCTTCTTATTCAACATACACATTGAGTATTGCTAAAAATGGAACTAATTTAACTTATTTAATGGAAAATAATTATACGTTTACATTAACAGAAACAGCAACAATAAAATTAAACTTTTATCCATATCTTACAGATTATTCAACACCAAAAACTTTTAAATATCAATTAATAGAAGGCGACATAGTACCAAACACTTATGTGCCATATAATACTATAAGATTTAAAGTAAGTAATAAAAATATATTTGATAAAAATAGTGTTATTACAGGGAAATATTATACTGCTAATGGAGTATTAGACACATTTGCAAACGGTTTTTGCGAATTGTTAAATATACAGGAAAATGAAAAATATAGTATAAAAATAGATAATAATTATAGTTCAACAATAAGATTAAATATATTTGTTCATGATAAAGATATGCAAAGATTAGCTCAAATTCGTTGGGGAGATAGTTTGGCTACAAATCAAAGTTATACAAATCAAGGTTATACAATGCCTAGTGGAGCAAAATATGTTACTTTATCTGTATTAGATTTATCTCCTACAGCAGAAAATATTAATAAAGTAAAAATTCAAATAGAGAAAGGTTCAGCTACATCATACATTGAACACCAAGAACAAATAGTCTATTTCCCATTATCAGAAGGACAAAAACTATACGAAGGAAGCTATTTAGCTGATGATGGTATTCATCATGTGAGAGGACAAGTTATATTAAATGGAAATAATAATGAGGGATGGAGTTTAGCAAGTACAAACACAAACACTTGCAGATTTGATATACAAGCATTAACAAATGGGTTAGCTGTTAATAGAAATAAAGGTTTATGTTCGCATTTCACTATGAAATATGACAACGGAACAGATACAGAACATGCGAGAACGTCAGGGATAAATTTCCCAACAACATTTATAATATATATCAATAAAACAAAGGCTTCAACAGTAGCAGAGTTAAAAACATGGTTGTCTAACAATCCTATGACGGTAGAATATGAACTAGCAACAGAAGAGATAATTCCATATAATACAGCACAACAAGCAGCATGGGAAGAAATAAAAAATATAATGTTATATAATGGAGTAAACCATATTAGTTCAGACACTAATATGGTTTTAAAATATTATCCATTAGAACCTGTTGGAAACAAATTCGTATTAAGAACAGATATATCTTATAAAGAAGAAAATACAGAACTTATAGATACTACACTACCAGAGGTAACGGATTATAACAAGGTAGATGAAGATGATATTACAGCAAAAGTACAAGTTTATATAAGGGAAGACGGCAGTGAATATAATTTATACTTAAAGACAGATAGGACAACGACAACTGATAAAAACGATCCCAATAGAGCAAGCGGAAAAATTGAAGTAATAAGTGTAGATACAATAGACATGGCAGCAGAAGAAGCTTTAAATGTAATGAAAGGTAATAATTATAAACATTTAGTAGAATTTAAGATTGCAAAAACAAGCAAAGTAATGGATATAACCAAACTACATATTGGTACACCAATAAGAATAAAAACAGAAGATGACATATACGACAGTTATATTTCTGCAATAACAATATCAGATGAAAACTTTGTATATTTCAAGAGTGGAATACTAAGAAACACCTTAATAGATAAATTAAAGTTAAGCAAAGATAATGCTGGAGATAAACTTGATAAAACAGGAGGAATAATACGAGGGAATTTAAACATTGTAGACGGAGATTTAAAGATGAATGGAAAGATTCCTCTGGTTATTCAAAAATCAGTACTTACTTTACAAAACCCATTAACAAAGACAAATCAAACATTAACAGATGTAGATATATCAAAATCAAAATTAATTCTTATACATTATACTTTCCAACTTGGAGGAAATTTATATAGAAATTCAGTTATAAGACCAACAGAAGGTACAGATTGGTATATATTAAATTATCTAAATGATAATGTAGGATATGTTAGAATTGATAAAGCTAATGGAATAATAGAGGTATCAAATTATTCAAGTGAAAACTTTGCAGTATTAGGATATATGTTAATAGGATAGAAAAGAGGCGTAAAAGGTGGAAATAATTGATTTTATTAAAGACTATTGGGTTCAAATATTATTTGTGTTCGGAGTACTAGCAGCAATGTATAAATTTGAAAAAGCAATGATAGAAGCAACAAAATGCAGTTTAAGAAACGACATTTTAGAAATATTTGATAGATGCAAAGAAGAAAAGAAAATAACAAAGTGGCAATTAGATAGTATTAACTTTAGTTATGTTCAATACAAAGCATTAAAAGGAAATTCATTTATAGATACTTTAGTAAAGAAAGTGCAGGAATTTGAAATTATAGATTAGAAAGGAGTGAAAAGTATGGAGAAATTAAAGAAAATAGCAAAATACACAACAAACATATTAGGAATTATAGCGGCATTAGTAGCAGGAATAAATGCAGTAGATGGAATAACAATACCTTATGCAATACAAATAGTACAAATAATTGCGGTAGTACAAGGTGTAATCGGAACTTATTTACTAGGGCAAAAAATAGTAAAAGAGGAGGAGCAATAATGAACATTATCGAAAAAACATATACACTAAATGGTACATTAGAGAAAAGAAGCAAAACAGACATGATAATACTACACCATGCAGTATACAACGGAGATGTAGAAGGCATAGATAGAATACATAAAAATAAAGGATGGACTTGTATAGGGTATCACTTCTATGTAAGAAAAGATGGTTCTATATATAGAGGAAGACAAGAAAACTCAGTTGGAGCTCATGCGTATGGTTCAAATCGCACATCTATAGGAATATGTGCCGAAGGAAACTTTGAAACAGATATTATGAGTGATGCTCAAAAGAGAGCAATAATAGAGCTAGTAAATTATTTAAAACAAAAATACGGAATAACAAAGGTATTAAGACATAAAGACGTAAATGCAACAGCGTGTCCTGGGAGAAACTATCCGTTTAATGAAATTGTAAATGCAATACCAGCTCCAACAGATAATAGCCATACTACATTTATAAAATCAGTACAAAAGGCAATAGGTGCAAAAGTAGATGGCATAGTAGGGAATGAAACACGTTCAAAAGCACCTACATTATCTAAGAAGAAAAATAGTAGACATGCTGTAGTAAGAGTAGTGCAAGAATACTTAATAAGTCTAGGTTATGCAATGCCACGTTGGGGAGCAGATGGAATATTCGGTAGTGAGATGGAATCTGCCGTAAAACAGTTCCAAAAAGATAAAGGGCTTGTTGCAGATGGTATTGTAGGAAAGAATACATGGAATAAATTATTAGGAGGATAAAATGAGGTTTATTCTAAATAAAGATAAAGTTGAAATAAGAGATAAAGACGATATACAATCAGGAAGTGTACATTACTATGAAGCTGATGTAGAACACGATGAAAGTTGGGATGACTTAACAATAGCTGCAGTATTGGTTGAGAGACAGGGAAGTCATTATGCTGATGAAGGAACTGCTATTTCAGTAGTTAATAATAAGATATATATAGATTCTAAATTAGATGGGGCATACGGTATAGGCTTTATTGGCTACACTATAGAAAACGATATAAAAACATATCAAACATCTACGAATTTTATACCATTGTTTTTTAATAAAGGTGCAGGACAAATAGAAACATCAAATGAAGAAATACCAACTCCAACAGAATGGGAAATATATGTTGCACAATTACAAGATATTACAAGAGATATAAATGGATTAGCCAATGAATTAGAAACAGAAGTGCAAGCAGTAGTAGAACAATTAGAAAATGGGGATTTTGACGGAGCAGACGGGCAAGATGGTGCTGATGGTATAACCCCCACAATAGGACAAAATGGCAACTGGTATTTAGGAGATGTAGATACAGGTAAACCAAGTAGAGGAGAAAATGGTACAAATGGCATAAATCGGTCAAGATGGTACAGATGGTGTTGACGGAATAAGCCCAACGGCAACAGTAACACAAACAGAAAATGGAGCGACAATATCTATAACTGATAAAAACGGAACGACTACTGCTAATATTTCTAATGGTGCTAACGGTCAAAATCGGAATTAGCGGAACTAATGGACAAGATGGAGCTGACGGGTTTAGCCCAGTAGCAACAGTTACACAAACGCAATCAGGTGCAACAATAAGTATAACAGACAAAAACGGAACCACAACTGCAAATATAACTAATGGTACAGCATTAAATAATATTCTTGATGGGAGCGAGACAGGTTCAGTAAGGACATCAGGAGCAAGCTCAACAATAGCAGCCTATGCTTTTGCAGAAGGAAGAAATACAACAGCATCTGCACAAAACTCTCATGCAGAAGGATTAAATACAAAAGCACAGTCACAATGTTCTCATGCAGAAGGCAATGGTACAACAGCAGGTGCACAATATTCTCACGCAGAAGGCTATGCGACTCAAACATATATAGGAGGAGATGCATCTCACGCAGAAGGTTCAGAAACAAAAGCATACGGCATAGGCTCACATGCAGAAGGTCTTGGAACTATTGCAAAATATGATGGTCAACACGCAGAAGGGCAATATAATGTAGAAGATGCAGGTGGAACAGGATT